TATTAGAGTGTTTATGGTTGGATTTTTATTTTCACCCCTTGTAATTCTATATAAATTACTTGGTTCTATTTTTAGTTCTTTTGACAAATTCAGAACATTTATATCTCTTTCTTTTAAAATCTTTTTTAAATTTCCATCAATTCCCATTTAATGTCTCCTTGTGATATAATTTATATATGGTTTAAATACCAAATATATTTAAAGGTGGTGCATAATTTGTCAGACAAATATAAAAAGATTATTGACCCTTTTTATAAAATCCGTGAACAGGAAGAAAGAAGAAAAAGACTATTTATAAATCCTGCAGAAATTATTATTAAATCAAGTTTTAAAAATAATATAGTACACAATATGAATTTATCTCAAATAACTCAGATAAACATCCCTAAGCCAGAACTTATATCTATAGGAAATCAATGCAAGTTTATTGACCATATGGATTCATTTGAACAAGTATCACAAATAATTCGTTCTAATGAATTTAATATAAATCAAATACTTAAACCTGCTATATCTACGATATATGAAACGAACCAGTTATTTTTAGATTCTATTACTAGTTCTGAAATTTTCTCTGGTAACCTAAGTAATTCTATTAATTATTCTATTCAAAATAATATTTACGGATTTGTACAGCTAACTGAAAATATTATGAATAAATTTCAATCATATGATATTGAATCTGTATATTTAGACCAAGATGTTATCTTAGATTCTTTTAATGGTATTATTGATAATGCCACTGAGTCAGGAGATATTGATACTGAAATATCTAACATATTAAAAAGACTATTATCTAAATTACAATCAGCTGAACGCAAAGAAAAAATTAAACAATTTGCTATAACTTTTTTTATTCCTTTGGCATTTAATGCATATTTTTCTATTACATCAGGCAACATCTTAGATAAAATCTATGAAGAAGAGAGAAACAAAACTGAACTTCTACAAGATATATTAGACGAAACTAAAGCAAATAGAAAAACAAATGAAGCTATCCTTGAACATCTAAAGAAAATAGATGAAAATTTTAAATTAGAAAATAACTAGTGTTGTATTTTGTTTTGCAAATCTAAAATTATTTTTTGATATTTTCCAATATTATTTTGATTAGATTTAATAATTTCATCATTTCGTTTAATGATTTCATCGTTTCTTTCAATTATATTTAGATTTTTCATTATTACTTTGTAGTTTTGAATATTTATTAGACTAATAATAGTTGTTGTTGCTATTGAGCAAGTAACAAATGTTAATATTAAAATATTTGCTACTTTACTTTTATTATATTTCATTAGAAACCTCCTATTTTACAGTTAGTGGAGCTGAGTTATTGATATATAAATTCAGTTCCATATAATTTTATTTTTAATCATATTCTGTATTTAGTTTTCAAGGTGCTGTCATGTTTTAACTTAACATTGATATTTGATTGTTCTTTTTAAACTTATTAATAAAGTATATTTGTCCCTTACCAGTAATCTTAGGTGTTTTAGTAATACTTGTATGACCATCTGGATGTACTCTTGTACCTTCTTTTGTTTCTATAACTCCTAAATCTACACTTTTTTGAGTTGGTGTATTGTAATCCTCGCCTTTACGTTTTATTAAGTAACCATTATTTCTTAACCAGTCAAATAATCTATTTTGTCCTGTATCAATTCCATTTTGTCTAAGCAATTTTGCTAATTCTCCAACTAGGATTGAATTGTCAGAAGATGCTACCGAATCAGCAAACAGTACTTTTGGTTGTTGTAACTGGATTACCTTATCTTTTTCTTGATTTTCTAATTGTAATTGCTCTTTTTCTTCAACTTCTATTAATAACTGTTGCAATGCTTCTTTGTACGTAGTTGGTAGTTTAGGTTGCTGTTCTTTTAACTCTCGCTCCATTTCTTCAAACTTAGTTACATAAATCGCTGTAAATATAATTCCTTTTTCTCCAGTCATTTTATTAGCTACCATATCACAACCTTTTTTAGTCAATAGATAGCAAGGATATTTCTGATTATTTTCATTCTTATAAGTGCTTTCAATAAAAAAATCATCAGTGTGCAATTTTGCACTCTGCTCTAATACACTTATATATCCTCTTATACTTCTTAATAATTGGTTGTGGTCTTTTTCTATTAATTCTGCTACCTCTCTACTCTCAACTAAGTATTTATTGTTTTGCTTGATAATCGTTAAGTTGTTCATTTTATAACCCTCCTCATATCACTTTAAGTGATATTATTGTTTAAAAAAAATGTTCATGTCTTCATTTGGGAATGTATTTTTAAATTTCTCCAAAAAACCTCTTCCTGGTTTTTTGAAATTTCCTTCTATCTTTGAATAATAAGACTTAGATATACCTATTCTTTCAGCTAATTGTTTTTGGGTTAAACCTAAATTTTTTCTGAAATTTGATAACTCTTTCATGTTACACCTCGCCTTCACTATTTGTGATAAATCAATAATATCACTTTAAGTGAACACAGTCAAGACTTTTTATCTCTTTTCGTGAAGTTTTTTAAAAAAAGATTTATTTGTATCACTAACAGTGATACAATCGTAGTATAAACATGACAAGGAGTGATATTATGTTTTCTAATAGATTAAGAGAATTGCGAAAGCAAAAAGGTTTAACACAAATGGAATTGGCAAAATTATTAAATTGTTCTTTGAGTAAAATTGCAATGCTAGAAACAGATAAAAGAGACCCTGTAAAAGAAGACTTATTAAGATTTTCAGAAATTTTTGATGTATCTATTGATTATCTTTTAGGAAAGAATAATCTAGACTCAAGTCCTCAACTAAACAAAGAAATGGAACAGGCTTTGCACAAATTATATTCTCTGGATGAAGAAAATAGGAAAGCTATAGAGAAAATTATCGATAATGCTTATTATAAAATAATAAATGAAGAAAAATAAAAGAGCTTTTTACACTCTTTTATTTTTTTTGTTGTCAGCTTCATAATTGATTAATTTTATTATATACTCATATTTTTGTGGTTCTGATTTAAATATCTTTTCTAATTTAGATTTATTCTCTTTTAAATACTCCTCTTTCTTCAACTGTACCATCCCCCTATTACAAGAACCTACGTTCTTATTTTTAGTTAAAAATTCCCAACAAATTTTTAATAAACTTATGTAATTATACCCTTTCATTTCTAGAAATATTTTTAGATTTTTCAGAATTGTCTTAGATAATTATCTTATCTTTATAATAATACTTTTGTTAAATATATGCAATAAAAAACTCGCAATTGTAATAAAAAAATCGAAATTTGTAGAGTATTGGTTATTTTTTCCATTCCTATGTATTATTAATCGTCTTTTTAATTATAATTTTTTGTATTTTCTTGTTTTTATAATTTTTTTTATTATTTAATTTTAAAATCTTCGTTTTACTTTTTATACCATATAAATATAGTATTTACTTTTTAATGCTATTTAATTACATATTTTTCCTAAATACATAGCATTTTTGTAGAAAATTTTATATACTTAAATTGTTATTATCATGAAGTAGAACAAAAAATAAAAAAGGAGTTTTGATATGAACAATGAAAATGAACAGTTAAAAAGTGATTTACTCATCAACGATGAAAAAATCAAAAATCTTAATTTCAAGATACCCTGGTATTATTCTTTATGGACTATATCCATACTAATTCTTTCTACGTTTTCAACATACTCTATATCATTTATAGTTGCAATAATATTCTTATTTAAAAGAAATAAGATAATGAAAAAACATAAAGATAGCATTAGTATACTATTATCTGATGTCGAAAAAATCAATAATAAATATATTTTATTAAATGATGAAATTAAAATGAAAGAAAAACACTTTGAAGATTTATGTGAATCAAATGAAAATAAGTTAAAAGAATTATCCAATCTATTAGACAAAAAGAAAGTTGAAATTGATAAATTTGATTCAGAAAACCAAGATAAATTTAAACTTATCGAAGAACTAAAAATAGAAAAAGAAAGACTTGATAATCTTATAAAAGATAAAAATATACTTAAAGATAATATTAATACTTTAAATTCTCATTTAGAAGAATTAAAAAATGAAAGGGAGGAGCTTAGAGATATAAACACAACTTTAAAAAATAAAAAAGAAGAACTAAAAAGATTATCAGAAGAATTAATACAGACTGAAGATGAGGTTCTGCTTCAATCATTTGGATTATATAATCCAAAATATGATTTTGAAAACTCTGATGAATATATGGAAAAATTAAAAGAAATAAGAGAAATGCAAAAACTATTAATAAGAAATAAAACAGGTGTAAAATATTCTGATTCTTGGACTGTTGATGGAAGTGTTCAAAAAGGTAGAACTATGACTAATCAAAATATTAAAACAGCTCTTAAACTCTTCAATAGTGAGTGCGACATTGCTATGTCAAAAGTTAGTTTTAAAAATATTGATTCTATAGAAAAAAGAATACGAAAAGCATTTACTGATACAAATAAATTAAATACTTCAAATAAGGTTTCTATAAAAGAAAACTATCTTAATTTGAAAATAGATGAGCTTTATTTATATTATGAATACCTTCAAATGAAAGAAGAGGAAAAAGAAGAACAAAGAGCTTTGAGAGAACAAATGAAAGAAGAAGCTCTTGTTCAAAAAGAAATAGAAAATCAAAAAAGAAAACTAAAAAAAGAAGAATTACAATTTAAGAATGAATTACTTAGACTAAAATCAACTATACCAGAAGATGAAAACGACAAATTAGAATGGGAACAAAAAATCAATTCTATAGAAGAAAAACTAGCTTTACTATCAAAAGATTTAGATGATGTATTAAATAGAGAACAAAATACAAGAGCAGGACATGTATACATAATCTCCAATATCGGTAGTTTTGGAGAAAATATATATAAAATAGGAGTAACTAGAAGATTAGACCCAACTGAGAGAATAAATGAATTAAGTAGTGCATCAGTTCCTTTTAAATATGATATACATGCGACTATATTTAGCGAAGATGCACCTAAATTAGAGTCAGCTTTACATAAAGCTTTTGATAATAAAAGAGTTAATAAGGTAAATAATAGAAAAGAATTCTTCGAAGTTACTCTTGATGAAATAAGGTCAGAAGTTGAGAAAAATTTCGATAAGACTGTAGAATATACAAAATTAGCAGAAGCACAAGAATATAGACAAACGTTAAAAATACAAGAATTAAATAATAAATTAGCTTAAATATATTCAAACAATTATAATTTAATAAAATATTATTTTTGAATATCTGTACCAATTTGTGGTATAATAATAGCAAGGAGATAAAATTTACTTTGTAAAAGGTGAATTTCTCTAATTGATTAGAATTTAAAAGTTATTTCTTTAAATCACCCTTATTGGCGTTTGGGTGATTTTTTATTTTCTCGTAAATGTAAGCTGAAACAATTCCAGCTACTATACTCAATAAAAAGTTAATTAACATATAAATTCACCTCCTTCCTATATTGGAATTTGGCGTTTATATGAGA